AAATTCAGTCTCTGGCGAATCATCTGGTGGAGGTGCATTAGCTGAAACATCACTATCTGTTTCACCTGGTACAAGTTATACTGTAACGATTGGCGCTGGTGGAACTGGTGGTTTTATAGGTACAGCTGGCAGTAACTCAGTATTTTCGACTGTAACATCAGTGGGTGGTGGACGAGGTTCTGGTTACAATGCTGGTACATTTTATGCAGCTAGTGTTGGTGGATCGGGCGGTGGCGGTGCGCGAAATCCTGGTTTAACAACTGGTGCTGCTGGTACAACTAATCAAGGTAGAGCCGGTGGGACAGGGGGTGCACAAGCAGGCGGCGGTGGTGGTGCAGGTGATGCCGGTGAAGCTGGTACAACAGATGGGTTCTATGATGGCGGTGATGGTGGTAATGGCTTAAGTTCAAGTATAACTGGTAGTGCTGTAACTCGTGGCGGTGGTGGTGGGGGATATGGCTCCAGCGTTGCTGGTACAGGAGGCACGGGCGGGGGAGGTACTGCTGGTACATCTTTTAATGGCACAAATGGAACTGTTAATACTGGTGGTGGTGGCGGTGGTGCTGACGTCACAGGGGCTGGTGGTAGTATTAGAAATGGCGGCAATGGTGGATCGGGGATAGTTATCTTGAGGTACCCATCTTCTTATACTATCACTGTAAGTGCTGGATTGACTAGTTCAACTTCTACAGTAGGGGCTAATAAAGTTACATCAATAACCGCGGGAACAGGAACAGTTTCTTGGAGTTAATCATATGGCACATTATGCTTTTTTAGATGAAAATAATATCGTTACTCATGTAATAGTGGGCAAAAATGAAGGTGAGGATGGTGTAGATTGGGAACAATTTTATGGCGCTGTTCGAACATCATACAACACAGCAGGCGGTGTTTATTATGATCCTGAAACAAACCAACCAGCACAAGATCAAAGTAAAGCTTTCAGAAAAAACTATGCGGGTATCGGTTATAGTTATGATTCTGCAAGAGATGCATTTATTCCGTCAAAACCATTTGAGTCTTGGTTATTAGATGAATTTTCTTGTACATGGAAACCACCTGTAGAATATCCTAATGATAATAATAAATATATATGGAATGAAAGCTTATTAGAATGGATTATAGTAAATAACGGAGAAAAATAAATGTCTGTTGATGTTCCTATGTATTTCTTGGTTCAAGATGGTACAACTGTGTTTGGACCGAGAAGATATTATAAACCAGCGTTTGTTCGCTTTGCTCAAGTAAATAAACTAGAAGCTGAGTTTCCGGATGTAGTATCTGAACTTGTAATTGTTGTTGGTGATAAGCTTGTGTTAGTTCATGAATCAAAGTTGATTGAACATGTTTATACTACTGATTTAAAAATAAAAGAATCAACACCAGATACCGAAACTGAGATATCTGCAGTCATAGAAGCTGCTCTAGAACCAGACGAACTTATAATAACAAAGCCAACTACTACAAGAAAGAAGAAGTAACATGGCTTTACCAACTTCAAGAGCTACTTTCAAAGAGTATTGCTTAAGAGCTCTTGGAAAGCCAGTTATAGAAATTAATGTGGATGATGACCAAGTAGATGACCGTGTCGATGAAGCTTTAAAGTATTACTGGGACTATCATTTTGACGGCGCTGAAAAAATTTATTACAAATATCAAATCACCCAGCAGACAAAGAGTGATAGATATGTGACAATGCCTGAAAATGTTATTGGTGTGATTAACTTGTTTCCCATTGGTCAAGCCCTCAATACCAACAACCTGTTCAACATCAGGTACCAAATCGCGTTGAATGATTTGTACACACTGACGTCAGTATCAATGGTCCCGTACTACATGGCGCTGACACACGTTCAATTTTTAGAACAATTACTTGTTGGGCAACAACCGATAAGATATAACAGACATATGAATCGTCTATACATTGACATGGATTGGAATATAGTTAATGTCGGTGACTACATTATTGCTGAAGCTTATCAGATAGTAGATCCAGACACGTATGCGGATGTCTGGGCAGACCGCTGGTTACTTAGATATGCCACCTGTTTGATTAAACAACAGTGGGGGACTAACTTAAAAAAGTTTTCTGGTATGCAGCTTCCTGGTGGATTGACCTTCAATGGTCAACAAATATATGAAGAAGCTACTCAAGAACGAGATAAACTAGAACAAGACATGATTTCTAGTTACAGTTTACCTGTAACCGACATGATCGGGTAATATATCAAATTATAACAAATGTAATGAAAGATATACATGTACGGTAGCAGCAACTTTTACTTCAATAACTTTGCTTCCTCTGGGGAGCAAAACTTGCTGCATGACCTAATCATTGAGTCGATTTCTATTTACGGGCAAGACGTTATTTACATACCCAGGAGACTGACTAACTTCGATCAATTACTGACGGAGGATGATTCATCAGTTTACGATCAAGCTATACAAGTCGTCATGTACATAGAGTCGGTCGATGGTTTCACTGGTGATGGTAACTTTATGTCTAAGTTTGGTGTTCAAATAAGAGATCAGGTTACTTTTGTAGTTTCACAGAGAGTATTTTCTGATGTAGTTGGTGTAACTACTAATCAGTTAAGACCAAATGAAGGAGATCTTATCTATTTTCCTTTAAATCAAAAATGTTTTAAAGTAATGTATGTAGATAAGTTTTCAATGTTCTATCCTCTAGGTACTCTCCCGACGTGGAAGTTTACTTGTGAGTTATTCGAATATTCCAATGAAGTGTTTAACACAGGTATAGCCGAGATAGATAAGCTGCAGCTTCGTTACTCCAACGATGTCTTAGACTATGCTATTATGGACGAGAACAGCGACTACTTGGTGGACGAGAACAGTGACTACTTGGTCGTAGAAAAGTTCAACTTGTCTTCTGTTAATCCAGTGGCTGACAATGATGCCATACAATACGGTAGTGAAAACTTTGGTGTGGGTTCTGATGATTTCATTGACTTCACAGAAAAAAACCCATTTGCTGAGGATGATTACTAATGTTTAAGCCTTTCTACTTCAGCCTCATAAGAAAATACATCATATGTTTCGGTACTCTATTCAATAACATCTATATTACTAGGACAGATAAGACCGGTAAAGTAAAAGACTTGATTCGTGTGCCCATCACTTACGGACCACGTGACAAGGCTCTAGCGAGGGTGATAGAAGACCCGAACATCGATAGGCCGACCGCGGTGTATCCATTGCCCATGATGTCATTTGAGATGACTAACTTCAGTTACGACACTTCTAGAAAAATGCAGACCGTGAACCGTGTGTCAGTCAATGACACCGATACAAATAAAAAGAAGTATCAGTACATGCCAGTACCATATAACATTGGGTTTCAACTGAGCGTCTTGGTCAAGAACGCGGAGGATGGCACAAAGATCGTTGAGCAGATACTGCCGTACTTCACACCAGACTGGACAGTGACCGCTAACATTATTCCCGAGATGAACATAAAACAAGACATTCCAATAGTACTGGAAAGAGTTAACCTAGAAGACGTGTATGATGGTCAATATGCTAATAGAAGATCAATGGTATGGACTCTAGACTTCACACTCAAAGGTTATCTTTACGGTCCAGTTAAGACTGCTAAAGTTATCAAGTATGCTAATACTCAGTTCTACATCCCAACATCTGACTCAACGTCTATCACTGACGTCGATTCCGAAGACGTCAGGATACACATACAACCTGGACTGACTGCTAACGGTCAACCAACTTCAAATGTTAGTCTATCGATAGCGGTGAACGAGATACTTGCCACTGATGACTATGGGTTTGTTATAGATATTACAGAAGAGTGACATGACTGACGATGATGACGATCCAATCAATAAGTCTCTGAACTTAGCTCCAACGACTAGGTTCGATGACGTCGTCACCACTCTCGTGGTTAACGCCCTGAATGACTCGGCTAAAGAAGACTTTACTTACGCTAGGTCGAATATACGTGACGTCATAGATACCGCGGCTGATGCCATAGATACGTTATCTACACTAGCGTCTCAGTCGCAAAACTCTAGAGACTTTGAAGCTTTGTCTAAGCTCATGGATACAGTCATTAATGCCTCAGAAAAACTATTGAAACTACAAAAGTCTATCAGAGAGATAGACAAAGCAGATGAACCAAACAACCCTGAAGTGACTCAACAAGTGACTAACAACTTGTTTGTTGGTAGCACAGCAGAGTTAAGTAAGATCATAAGTGACTTGAAGAGTCAGTAATCATACACCATTATTATTTGGTCAATACCCATTATATACAATCGGGACTAAATGTCAATAGCTAAACCTCAAGTAGAATTTGAAAACTTCAAGAGTTACAACGGCAACCCGTTATTAAAACGTAGCTCAGTCAACATAAAATGGACACCCGACATCATAGCTGAGTATGTCAAGTGTTCACAAGACCCGATATACTTCTGTCGCACGTACATGAAGATTGTGAACGTCGACCGTGGCTTGATACCGTTCGAACTCTATGATTATCAAGTAGATATGATGAATGCGATGGTAAATGAAAATCGCGTTATCATTACTACTTCACGCCAGGCGGGTAAGTCCACTACCACGTGTGCTTTCATTTTATGGTACGTATTATTCAGTGAAAGCAAGACTGTAGCTTTGCTAGCTAACAAAGGTGAGACAGCCCGAGAGATCTTGGGTAAGATTCAGTTAGCATACCAGCATCTACCAAAGTGGCTGCAACAAGGTGTGGTCGAGTGGAACAAGGGTTCATTCGAGC